CGAGCGAGTAATGGGCCAGCCAGGTGGTCAATTCCGAAACGGGCAGCGCCTCGATTTCGGTAATCGTCTTATGCAGATCGATCGCTAACCTAATCACCAGCTGCTTGGTCTGGCTGACCCTTATCGTTTTTTTCAGCGGCCAATGCCCGCTCTTCCATCCGGTTGAGACGCTTGGCCACAACAACCAGACGATCCACAACTGACATGGGGAGGCTTTCCATCAAGGCTGGTACATCTGCCTGGGTGGCAATGGGGTCGCCATCTTCATTGACCATGCAACTCACCAGCAAAGAGATCATCCACTGATAAGGCGAATCGGCCAGAGGTTCGCCGGTAACCTGGTTGAAGTTAGCCATCTGGTACTCCAGCAACTTGCCAACCGGCATTTCACGCACGATGATCTCGGCGTCCTCGCCAAGCTCAGGAACGGGAACTTTCTCATGGCGGCATGAGAACTTGTTGAGCAGCATGGCCGCCGTGACATTTTTTGTTTTTTTCTTTGCTGCTGCCATTACGCGCTCACTCCTACTTTGCCCCATTTGGTCTTGCCGTTCTGTTTGCACGGCACCACGAAATCAATCGGCTTGTCGCCCTGGGTTTCGTTGCGCAAGTAACCCAGCAATACCACCTCATATTCCGCCGTCACATTGTCCGGCCAGATGTGCTGAACGATGACAGTCGTGCCCACTTGGGCGGCGGCAATGAATAACTGCTGACCGGCATCGGTCGGGTAAGACATGCACTTGAATTCTTTCTCGGGGCCATCAAACATCCCGGCCATGGACCGTTTGGATTTATCCTCCAGCGTGGTCTGATCCATGACTGGGAGCTTTTCTCCCACCTGACCAATGGCCAGCATGCCGGGCAGCGGGGTGAAATCAGCATCGTCCTTGGTCTTGAATTTGGTTTGAGTTCCTGCGGCCAGTACCGCATCTTGCGGGTTGTAATCAAAACGGGTTGCTGCGGTCATAACGCATTCCTTCTGTTTGTCGTTTGGATTTCGATGATGGATTGCTTGGTTGTCGTATCCAGCGAGCTGGGCGAGTCTCGCGGCTCGGACACGGCGATGTATTGGAAATCGTCCGTCTGCTGGCCATCCAGCTGGCGCAGTCGCTCACCAATGGCATCCCCAACAAGGCGAGTGGGGGCCAATATTTCCAGCTGCCAAAAATGCTGCTGGAGGCTCACCCCACCCTCAAGGGGGCGCAAGCCATCAGGAGAACTGACCAGGCTGTATGCGATTGCCGGAATAGACACTTCATGCGGGATGAAGTCGGGATAAACAGGTACCTGGCTGGCGGCCTTTATCAGCTCAAAAATTGCGGCTCGTTTTATCATCTGATGGCCTTGTCGATAGCAGCACCCAGGTGATCTTTCTGCACATCCAGCACCTTCTCCACATTCTCATCAAGACCGGGGCGCAAGAATGGGCCAGCAGGGATGCCGGGGTGGATCAAGCTCTCTTGCCCTGGGCGACTGCGGCGCAGGTGCGCTCGCTTGTTGGCTTTGGCGGTGTCCTTGTGGCCCTTTAGGCTGGCACCACTGGCAAGGCTGTGCTCGCGGGTGCCATGCTCCAGCCAATATGCATAGACCGGCGCCTCCACGTATTTACCTGCCGCCTGCTGTACCTTGTAGGACTTGAACACCCCGACAGAGGCAACCACATCAGCAAACGCCGGGTTTCTTGGAATGGTGACACGCAGCTTGATGGACTCACCCAACAGGCCGGTGTCGTGGTTCCACTTCTGCTCATAGAGGGAACGAGTGCGGGCCAGCACCGGCTGGGCTGATTCTCGCATCACCTCGCGTAACACCTTCTTCTGGGTGACTAGGTCGAGGGACGCCAGCTGCTGTTCCAGATCAGAAAACCCGTCCAGGTCGATGGTGCTGATCATTGGTCAACCTCACAGAAGAGGATCAGCGTGCTGCGCCTGGCATCTGGCTGAACCAGTTTGATATTGACGGCGAGATCATCGCGCACCAGGAAAACCCTGTTGGCGGCGGTCACGCCGGAGCGGTATCTCAGCTTGATGGTGTACTGTCCTGCAGCGACCTCTTTGCCAGCCCTCAACTGTTCACGGCCACCAATCATTCGGACATCCGCCCAGATAGGGCTCGACTCTTGCCACTGCTCCAGCGGCTGGCCAGCAGCATCTTGCCCTGACGCCTTGGTCAGGATGCGGATTTGATCTCGGTACTCACCGGCTGCCATAGAAACCTCCAATAAAAAACCCCGCCGAAGCGGGGTTTAAGATTTCTTGCTTAACTACCAATCCGAGCTTTTCTTGGATAAACCGGCCTTCAGCTCATCACCTATTAAGATGAGTTTTGGCTTGATGGCATCAAGATCACCGCGCAATTGAATTGGTACTTCCATCGCTGGATAAGAACCAAACTCGCTTACGGTAGCCGGCATATCAATCAGCAAGTTTTTGAACTCAGTTTTAAATTTACCATCCTTAGTTTCCAGCTTCATCGTGAATTTGACTCTCCACGATGCCTTTCCTATGCACTCAAAGCTGGAGCAAGGATAGTTAATAATGCCATTACCTATCACGACACCATCTGTGGGGTTTTGGTATTCAATAACGGATTTTGCCGACTTGAAGTTTTCGGCGATCCACTTCAACGATCCTTCGTATATCTCACCCTTGGATACCCCAGGTATGTCATATACCTGTGAAAACTCCCTCTCAGACTGCGCAATTGGTTTGTCAGCTGGCGACAGAGCACACCCGGCTAACCCAATGGCCAGAGCCAATACGATCCACGATTTCATTCAATCCTCCTTTGCGTTAAATGGCTCATAGGATATCTCCATGAGCCAGATAGGCACAATTGAACCACATCACGAATAATGACAGAGTGTTCAGATAAAGACCGGGGTATAGGGAGAAAGTAAGAGGTCGACTCCCATAGGGAGAGGTTTTAACACATCAGAACATACTGATTCTCTGTTTTCATACCAGTGGGAGATCAACAACAAGGCGGCTAACTTAATGTCCTCATCATATGTTTGGCCACCATCGATAAGTCCATCTGCCGGGTCAATGAGCGTCTTGCCGATCCGGTGTTCAATGTGGCGCTCAGACGCCTTGATGTAGATAGCAATGAGGGAATCCTCATCCGATTCTTGCATGTCTAGCCGACACTGCCGCTTCACGTCATCAAGTGTGACCAGCGCCATGATATTAGCTCCTACTCTTGTTCTAGCTCAGCCAGTGCTTTCTTGATCACCAGCTCTGCCTCGACAGGCTGCAGGCGGGTTAGGTCACCACTGCTGTAGTTCTTCCAGGGGCCAGTGAAGCGAACCAGCACTCGATCATCGACGACAACCAGATCAAGCTCACCACCGCGCTGTTGCTTGTTATCGGCGTCAGTGGCACCTGTCCCTTGCTCACCGGTCAGCGGCGCGGGGCCAGTTCCGGCTGCATCGCCTGGCGCTTGAGCTGTAGCGGGGTGGTCAGGGTCTGAGGCAGCGCCTTCGCCAGTACCGGCGCCGTCTGCTGGCCCAGTGCCGGCATCGGCATCGGGTTGGGGGGGTTCAGTTGCATTGCTGATAGGCTCCTGCGGCAGTTCGCCGCTCTGCTTCTCGTGATCGGCGTCAGTGGCAGGTACCTGCCCTGCGCGAGCACCTTTCGGTGGCTTGGCCATGTCGGCTCCTTGTTACAAGGGGATGAGAGAGGGCGCCCGTGCGGCGCCCTGCTGCGGCCTTACCAGGTAACCTTGGTACCCAGCGCCAGACCCTCGGGGTGACGGAAGCCTACATCGTGGTTGCCTACCAGACGGATCAGCGACTGATTGCGGGAGAAGGAGCTGACCATATCGCCGTTGCTGTCCACATAGGCAGCCTCGGTTGAGAAATCGATGGTCATGTTGTCCTGCTCGCCGATCACCACGTCGTTCCAGTCGGCGAAGTAGATCTCCGACTCGTTGGTACCGGTGCCGAGGTTGGACGGAATGGTGTTGGTATGCGCAATGGGGTAACCCTTGAGCAGGCCTTGCGCCATCTCCGGATAGACCTTGTTACCGTTGCCGTCGCGCAGGCCGAACAGCTTCATCCAGGAGCGCGGGCTCATACCCCAGCCTGGATTGACCATCATGCTGTCGGAGCTCATCAGTTTGAGGATGAGCATGTCGAGGTAAGCGTCGATGGTCGGCAGGTCTGCGGTACCGGCCCACTCGACAGTGCGGTCCGCATCGGTCGCGACCTTCTTAAAGCCGATCGGGGTGTTGTTGGTGCCGTCATCGCGCAGGAAGGCTTTATCCTCGCGCACCGCGATGGCGGCGATCATGTCGCTCAGCACCAGCTGCTCAACGTTAAAGCCTGCGCGACCGATCAACTGGTTGCTGATGGGTACCAGGGTGATCATGGTCTTGGCTGCCAGCTTGACATCACCGAACTGGCTGGCTGTGCCGCGAGCATCGAGGCCCTCACCCACGTAGCTTGATGTTGCACCACCGGTCATGCGCGGCATGGAGAGGTTGCCGTTAGGCAGCGGCACCACACGGGCACCCAGCTTGCGCACAATGGTTTTCGGGCGCAGCAGCTCAATAACTTCGGAGTGCAGGTTTTCGGGGATCAGGGCACCACCGGAACCGGCGGCGGTGCTGATGGCCATGGCCACCTGCTGATCACCAATCTCTTTGGCGGCGAATTGCTCGGCCAGTTGCAGGTCACCCTTGCCGGCGGCCACGGCCATGGCCATACGGGCAAAGCCTGCACCGGGATACTGCTTCACTTCCTGCTTCACATGGACAGCCGGAGGCGCCTGGGAGGCGTGAGCGTTGACCGGTACCGCCTGCTGCGCCATCAGGCGCTCGGCGCTCTCCTGGCGGGCGATGGCGGCGCTGATCTTGTTTGACTCACTTTCTAGGTCAGCAAACTGCTGCAGTTGCTCATCGGTCAGGGCGGTACCGCTGGCTTCGAGTTGTGCCAAGGCATTGACCTGGGCGGCGATGTCGCCACGCTCGCGGCGGAGGGCTTCGATAGTCTTCATCGATTGGTTTCCTTTGGACATAAAAAAAGCCCCTT